ATCTCCTGCGCGACGAGGCCTTGTGCCTCATTGACGTAGCTGGCCTCGTAGAGCTTGCCGCGGTAGCTGTCGAGGAACAGAAGTTGGCTCTCGATGAAGAAGCCGGGCACGTAGGCGACAGCCACCTCGGTCTCCGGCTTCTGCCGCGCGTTGAGGGGGCCGAAGGCTGCGTCAGGGCTATTGCGACCGAGCACGCGAACGGCGCCCTCGGTGCCGAGGATTATGTCCTTGCCGTCCGCAATCCACAGGATCGAGGACAGGGAGCCGAGGAGCTTGGCGGTGACAGCATCGTCGGCCAGTAGCGTCGCCTGGATGGAGTAGTCGTCGAGGTTGGTGTCCTGCTGCACCGAACCCCACACGGTCGTCGGCTGCTGCGCGGTGGCCGCCGAGATCAGCCGCTCCTCGTACATGCCGACCGCGCGCGGGTACCCTTCATAGCCACTCCATGCACCCAGCCGCCACAGAACCGATGCGACGTGCCCCGGCATCGCCGCGGTGTCGCCGTCATCCCGTCCCATGAATGTCGCCGTTATCGACGTCGTCGAGGCTCGTGCCGTGATGACGAACCAGTACCAGCGCCCGCCGGCCTCGAGGAAGCGGATGACGCGGCCGACGTCAGATGTCTGGAAGCCCGTGCCGCCGTTGATCCCGGTCGTCGACGAAGCGACGATCGTGACCGAGCCCGCCGTGGCGCTTGGGTCGAGTGTCGTAGATGTAGCGTTGATGTCGAGATAGGGGCCATCTTGCGGCGCGTAGAGGGCCAGCGTCCACGACGTCTCACTGTTGCGCGTCAGGACACGGGGCCAGTAGCCGCGGCAGAAAATGAACAGCAGATCGCCCGACTGGCGCACCTGAAGGTACTTCAGGTCCGCCTCGAGATAGGGCGTCGTCACCTCGATCGGCGTGCCCGGCGGGCTCTCGACGCGGCCCTTGGTGTCACGGTTCCAGAAGCGGAAATACAGGTCGCCGGCCTCGATGATATAGGCCTGGGCGCGGTTGAAGTTGAACGGCAGAAAGCGGGCGGTCTTGTCGGCGTGCTTGGCGAAGCCGCGAAAGCGGGTGCCGGGCGTGCGCGTCGCGCCGCCGTAGCGCAGCGACACCCAGTTCTGCATGGTCTTGACACCGGCCCGGTAGAGGTCGGTGTCGATGCGGGCGTGCATCAGCGGGGTCAGGGCACCGCGGGTGAAGTTGAGCTTGAGCGAGCGGGCCACGGCTCACCTGTAAGGCAGGTATTCAGAACCCTGCCCACGCGCGCGGATGATGTCGAAGGCCTCGATCGGCTCCGGCGAGCCTTCGTAGGCGTCGATCTGCTCGGCCTGCTCGGTGGCGGCAGCGAGGAGCTGCGAGGCGATCTCGATGTACTTGTTCTTGGCGGTGAACTTGTTCGCCATGCCGAGCGCCAGCTTGGCGCGCACCATCTCGATGAAGAGACTGTCCCAGGTACCGGGGTTGCCGCTCTTGTCCATGATAAGGCGGACGCAGAGCGGCGCCCCCTCATTGGTGGCGATACGGTTGCCGATGATCTCATGCGGTACCGGCGCGCCGAAGCGGGCACCATAGCGGGTGATCGGCAGCACGCGCAGCCAGCCGGCGGGTGGGGTGTAGAAGTAGCTCCAGCCGAAAGCCGGCGTGTCGATGTCCGCCGACAGCTTGCTGAGCTGCTTGGCGAAACCCCAGGGGTAGGCGCGCAAGGAGGTCTCAACAGTGTGCTGCCAGTTGCGCTCGAGCCAGCGCGCCGTGGCCGCGCTATCGGTCGTCGACTGAAGCGCGGTGTCGCGGATCACGTCGATCGCGAGGTTCCAGATTTGGAGCTTGGTCAGTGAGCTAGGCATGAGATTTCCTTACCACGCCGCTTAGCCGCGTTAAAGCACCGTTCTAGGGTTACGGCGCCGAAGCCGGGAACACGATCGACCCCCGGAAGTCTCGCACTTCCAGATCGCCAACATGCAGATGCCCGTCGCCATCACGTCACCATCGTTGCGCCGGTCTTGCCCGCCACATAGGTCAGGTCAAGCGCCTTGGTCTCGATATACCGGACGCGAGGGGACCGGTAATTCCGCGTCGGATACAGTGACCACGTGCCGTTATTCGACCAGCTACCGATGTCCACAAACTGCATGTGGGGGTTGTCGCTGATCAGTTCCCACGCGTCGTTCGTAGCCTTGTAGACATCGGCCATCTGTTCACTGGCGGCGAAGCCAAGCTGCAGGTCCAGATAGCCGGCCGGCATACTGCCGCCCGCCACCATATGCGTGCCGCCCTCGTAGAGCTCCAGTTCAATCCCGTCGGGATCACAAAGAGCCTTAACGGCGGCCCACAAACTGGAGAGGTGCGGCACGCTACCATTGCCTGGATTGAGACAGGCCGCCTTCATGTAGTCGAAAGTTTCTTCTTCGGTGTGTGTTTCCGAATAGGCTACCAGCTCGCTGCGATAGTCACTGATGGCGTCAGGGCCGAAATACGAGGTCTGCGCCACCGAGTGGATGTGATCCCGCAATTCGGCAGGAGTGCCGGGGGTGCCAGCGGTGACCCACGCATCGTTTTCAAGCTGACCCGCGAGATAGTAGGCGTTGCCGGTCTGGATGCCGAACGACACTTTGCAGGTCACGCCGAAGCCCGCACCCCAGATCGTCGCGAGGATCTGCGACATCTGCGTTGTGCGCATCGGCGGATACTTGAAATGCGCGTCGCCGGTGGTGCCCCACAAACCGTTCGCGGCATCATAGGCGAAGCGGGTCTGGCTGAAGAGGAAATTCCAGATTTCGTTCGAATACTCGATTGTCGCCACGAGCCCGGGATCGAGCGTGCCGTGGATCAGTGTCCCGAACTCATCGATATAGTCATCCGACGCCATGGCGGGCAGACAGAACCAGCCTTCGCACTGCAACTCGTTGAGCAGAGCAATGCACACCTCCAGCGGCACGCCGCCGTAAGCTGCGCGGATAAAGCCCACAGTTGACGCAGTCGCTGACCCGGTGGCCGTGGCGACCGTTTCAGACTCCTGAAAACTCCCAGAATGGGTCTTGAGCACAAGATAGGCCGTGGTCCCGGTCCGAACGACGCGGAGGATGACGGCACTCGTGCTGCTGGTCGCCCCGGTTATCGTCTGGCCTTCGCTGATAGTGCCGGTGACCCCACTGATTGTAATCGCCGCCCGCTCATATCCCGTATAGCTGACGTTGGCCGGAAGCGCGCGATCTGCCCACTCAACCTGCCCGTTGTGGTTGGTGATCAACCAGTCCATTAAGCGAACCCGCCTCATGCTCTTCACCAAAGGAAGCCAGTCCGGGTTGAAGATTTCGCCGGCATTCAGCCGCGCCTCGAAGCGGGCTGGGAACACCTTGATGTTGCGGATGTAGTCGCCCGTCTCGCTGGGGTCGGTCGTGAAGATCGGGATGTAAAACAGCTGCCCGTCGTTGTTGAACTCTATCCGGTGGTCCGTGGTGACCTTGTCGGTGACGCCCCCACCATACATGTTCAGGTCGCCAGACCCTTCCCAGGTCATTACCATCGGCTCGGATGGGCCATCGGTGCCCCACGCCCACAGCGTTTCGATATGCGAGCAGCCGGGCGGGATGGCGGTCGGCCAGCCATTGGCGTCAAGATAGCCGCCGTCAACCAAGTCGACATACTGCAAGGTGGGGGTGACGCCCTTCCCTTCAAAGCGTCGAGACGTCTTCATCAGATCGATGAAGGGGTTGATAGACTGCCAGTCGGTGAGCCCGTTCAGGCCCATTGCATAGCCGTTGCCCATCATGCCTCTCCGAGAACGATAAGGGCGGTGCGAGATTGGCGCCCCGACGCCACGCCGGGAAAGAATGCCGCGTTCGGCGCGTCGATGGCAAACACCGCCGACCACCCCTTCCAGAACTCTGTGCTCCCATCGGGGTAGACGTTGTCGGCAGGTTCGGTAGGTGAGTTGGTCCAAGGCTCGGTGTTGTCGTAAAGCTGAATGGCGATCACTATGTCACCAGCCTCAACTGCTACCGTCGCGGTGCTCCCAATTTTGAAGTCTTTCACTACCAGTCCCGTGCTGCCTCTGATGATGAACACCGCCGCCTTGATACTGGTGCTCGCGTCCATTTCGACAGTCATCTCTACCGGGCCGCTGCCGGTCGTAACGAAGTCGCCATGGAAGGCTCGCAGGCCCCAAGACTCCCCCTCTGTGATTTCCGGCAGGCCGAAAGGCACGCTGACAATTGCCGGATAGCCGTCTGACATCACGCCGAGAAGCACAAACCGGCCTGCGGAGGCCGCCCCAAGATCCAGCGTGTCCGTCGCAGTATCGCCACCGATGCCATCATTGGTGATCCAGCCAGCAAACTCATAGGTCAGCCCCGCAGCCGCAATCTCGAACGCACCCTCGCTGGCACTGGACCAATCGCCGATGACTTCGCCCGGGCCACCGGGATCACGCACAAAGCGAACCTGACCATAACCAGCGCCCTCGCCGAGGGTCGGCAGGCCAGCGCCGGAGAAGTCGAGCACAAGCGGGAAGCTCGCCACCGCAGCGCCGGAATACACCGTTCCAGCGCCATTGTAGCGTATCTGCGGAATATCCCCGACTTGCACTTCGTCGGGAGCGACTTCCTGCACCAGCATGTCGAACAGCGGCGGGTTCGTGGCGTCGATCCACGTCACCTCAGTCGGAGCTGCGATGGCTGTGCTGGCTTCCGCAACGCCGTTGATCGTGAACACCGTGTCGACAGTTGCAGCATCCGGGTGCGTTTCGCGGACGGTGATGTTGTAGCTCGCGATTGCGACGGCGACCGATCCGGCCTCGATGTCGACCCCATCCAGCGCGAAGCGGCCACCGGCATCATCGATCAGCGTCAGCGTCGAACCAGACGTCTTGCCAGAGATCGTGCCGACCAGCGTGCCGGCCGCGCTCGCCTCGACCAGCTCGTCATTGTCGATCGTCAGCGGATCGTTCAGCGTCACCTCGAGCACGTTCAGCAACGGCAGCCGCAAAACGCGAGTGATCGGGTCGTACGGCCCAGACGGCGTGTCCTTGACCGTGACGAAGTGCTCGGTGGCGGTCTCGTAGTCGAGCGCCCCACCGACTTCCAGCCTGTCGCCGTCGATCTGTGCGACGCCATCGTCGTCGACGTCGATCGAGTAGGTGCTGGTACCCCAGTCGTCGGGGGTGTTCGACGTCGACAGCAACCCCCACAGGGCGCCAACCGAGGCGCTTTCGTAGACCGTTTCAAGCTCGAAATCGATGCGCGGGTCCAGGCCGCCGCGACGCTTCTTGCGTCGCTGCCGGTTCAGCCAATAGGCTTGAGCCCGCGTCACCATATCAGGTGGTCTTCTTCGCGTTGGCGGCAGCCTGCGCAGCAGCGTGCTTGGCTGCCTTGCGGGTGCGGGTGGCGGAGGTCGGGCGTCCGTTGAGCACGTCGCGGACGGCCACCGCAGCCGCCTGGGCGGCCTGTCGGTTCTCGTCACGGCTCTCGATGTTCCGCTCCTTCATAAAACGGCGGGCAGTGACGTGGTCGACCTGCTGGCCGGGCACGAGCGTCGCCAGCGGCGACGGCACGGCCGAGCTGACCTGCGCAGCCTCGACATCGGCGCGCGCCTTGTTCTGCGTCTGCTCAACGATCCGGCGATCGCGGTTCGTGGTGCCGATGGTTTCCTTGCGCTTGACCTTGTTCGCCGCGATGGCGGCGTCCTTCTCCGGGCCGGAGGGTGACGTCAGGTTCGCGACTTCCTCGCGCTCCTTGACCTTGGCCTCGGCCTGCTGCGTGCGCCGGCGCACGCGGTCGGTGCCGCGCGGGACGAGCTGGGTGTTGTTCTTTGCGGCCTCAGTGGGGTCGGTGCTCATGGCTTCCTCTTGAGTTGAGGCGGGCGCCCCTGGAGGCGCCCGCCGGTTTCAGGCTGGAGCTTAGCGCTCCTGCACCACGCGGATGTAGTCGATCTTCGCGGTGACGGCGCCGGTCTTGCCGGTGACGACGTGTGCAGTAATGCACATCTCGGTGTCCGGTGCGTTGGTGATCGGCACCGACCCAACGCGCTTGTCGTTGAGGTAGACGTCGATCGTCGGCGCGCCGCCGCTGCCGGCCACGGCAGCCGTAGAACCGTCGTAGTAGAAGCCAACCTTGACCTGGGTGTTGTTCACCAGGGTCGCGAAGTCATCCAGCGCCGAGACGGTCGAACCGTCCTTGGTGCACTGGAACGACAGCGTGCTCTCGGTGTCTTCCTTCTTGAAGACCAGGCGATCGGCGGCGTCGAGCGGCGAGCTGTCGGTGATGGCGAGGCCGAGCATGAAGATGCTGTCGACGACGTCATCGAGCGCGAAGGCGGCCTCAAACTCAATCGCCTTGCCGGAGACGAACTTGAAGGCCTCGATCTTGCTCTGATGGCTCGAGCTATTGGTGTCGGTACCGCCAGTGGCGATCGACAGCATACCGCCGACGTCATCGACGTCGACCGCAATGGTCGGCGAGCCGCTATTGGTGATTGTCCAGTCGCCGGCAGTATAGTCCGAGGTCTTCAAGAAGTCGTTGAAGGTCTCGAAGTAGTCGGTACGCGGGCGCGTTTCCCAGAATTTACGGAAGCCCATAGCGATGCTATCCCTTGGCTATAGTCAACCTGCATCCGGCAGGCGCGGCTCGTTACGCCTTGGCGGCGGTCAGAAGAGCATTCGCCTTCGCCTGAAGATCGGCGAGGTTGTTGTTGATCGCAGTGATCGCGGTGTTGACCGAAGTCAACGAGGCGGCCGAGGTATCGGTCGACGCCGCGGTAGCCGCGGACACGGCGGTCATCGCGTCGTTAGCGGTGCCAACGGAGCCCGTCAGTGCAGCCACCGAGGTGATCGAGCGACGGCCTGCGCTGCGTGCCAGTGTGCGGGGAAGTCCCTTACCCATTTTCGGTCTCCTTGACCTTGTGCAGAGCGCCGGGGCGGCGAGAGGAGGACGCCACCCCGGCTAGGCTGAGGTGCGACGTCAGCCGTTCGTGATGAGCAGCGCGAGCGGGATTTGCTTGCGCTCCGGGTAGACGCGATCCCAGTTGGCGCCGAGCCGCAGCTCAGCGACAGTCGGGAACTCGCCGCCGACCGACGCATCAGTCCACTTGATCCCGTACGGGTGCATGGCGAACTGGCGGCGGGTCCACAGGGTCTCGACACCCATGCCGTCACCGGCGGAGGGGTCGCTCTCGACTTCGACCGGCTTCGCCACCGGGCTCTCCGCCCAACCGAGCGCGTTGGCGCCGATCAGGAAGTTCCAGTAGCGGATGCGGTTGGTGCCGGCGATGGCCGGAACCTTGTCACTCACCATGACACGCTTGCCGGCGTAGGTCGGCACGGTCAGGTTGCCCTGGCTGTCAGGGATGAAGTCGATCAGATCATTCTTGGCGAGCTGGTTCTGGACTTCCGAGTGGATGACCAGCAGGCTCAAGGCCTCCTTGGCGTCGCCCATCGTCTGGGCGGCGTCGGCAACAGCCTCGAAACTGATGCGCTCGGCCGAGGTGATGGCGGAGGCACTGTCGGACGAGATGTCCTCGACCATGTCGCCGGCATCGTTCGTGATGTTGTCGGCGAAGACGCCGCGCAGCACGGCGATGGCGGCGTCGTCGAGACGGCGTGCCCAGTAGGCAGCGACGCGCTCGGCGATACGCTTCATCGGATCGGAGCCAGCCAGCTCGGCGACCAGGTTGGCGGTCGACCAGCCACGGGTCCAGATGATCCGGCGAGCGACGTCGTTGGCCGAGGACAGCTTGCCGGGCTCGGCGTGGCTGTTCGGATCATCCGAAGCCGCATCGGGCTCCTCGTCGTCCAGGTCGCGCCAGAACGGCACGTTGAACGTGCGGCCACCGCCAGCGAGCTTGGCGGCGAGATCGCCATCGGAACGCAGAGCGCCGGAGCCGTAGAAGGCCGACTTCTGCATGGTGTTGACGCTCATGTAGCCGTTAAAGACGGTCGGCTCGATGGCATCGGAAAGGCGTACGGTAGACATAGGTTTTGCTCCAGATTAGAGCCCGAACTCAGCGGGCTTTTTGCCAGCCGCAGCGATCAGGCTGCGGGCGTTATCCGGGTCGGCTTTGACTGCTGCCATTGCCGCGGTCAGGTTGAAGTCGTCGCCATCCTTGAACGGGTTTCCGACTGCCTGCGGGTTTCCGCGAAGGACGCTGTCCTCGGCGTAAAGCGCATTGCCGATGCTCGCGAGCATCTTGGCGATCGGGGCCGACAGGATTTCCTTGTTGGGGCCGACAAGGCCAAGGCCCTTCAGCTCCTCGAGGACTTCCGATCCGCCTGGCGCCAGCGCAAACACGCGATCTGCGATCGCGAAATTCGCCTTGGCGGTGTCACCGTCGATCGGTCCCCACAGCTTGGTCAGCGTCTCCGTCGCCGTCTGCGCCTTCCCCTTCAGCTGCTCCACCGATCCTTCGACCGCGGCAGTGTAGGCGTTGACGTTGTAGGCGACGAACATGTCGTGCAGGCCGGCGGCCTGCGCTGCTGTCAGCCCCAGCTCATGGGCCTTGCCTTTGAAAGCTGTCGCCAGTTCGCCGTCATACGGCAGACCTTCCGGCAGCTCCTTGGGCACGGCAAGCTGGTAGTCGTCGGCCTTCGCAGGCCGGCCGAGCTTGTTGAGGAACGCATCGCGTTCTTCGGGGGTGGCGTCCTTGCCCGGAACGCGAATGGCGTTACCGAGCAGCTTCTCCTGGTTGTGGGCGTGCTTGGCGAGGGCCTTGGGGTCGTCGCGCAAACCTGCCTTCTGGAGCCATTCGAGGTTGTCTGCTTCCAGCCCCTCGAATGCTTTCCCGGCGTCAAAGGTAAAAGCCCCGTTGCCTTCGCCCTCGCCACCGCCGCTTTCCGCGCCAGACTGTCCGCCCGAACCGCCACCCTCGCCTTCGCCTTCGCGAAGGATCGAGTGCCAAGGGGAGGTTTCATGTACGTGGAAGCGCATCTCAGTTCTCCTCGTTGTCGATCGCCGGTGCTCGCAGCACCGCGGATAGTAACCCGACAGGCTCGCGACCGGCCGCAGCCATGCCCTCGAGCACGCGCTGGAATACGGCGCGGCGGGCATCGTGGGCTTTGACCTGGTCGGCGGGTGTCGTCATCATTGCGGTATCATAGTACCGCGTGAACTGTGCCATGTCCACCAGCACGATCTCGGCGTCTTCGATGCCGCCGTTACCGCCGAAAGTGGCTGCATAAGCCTGCGCGATCCGAAGCTGGATAGCTGCCGGATCGTCGTGCTTGGCTTCGGGCAGGACGTCGAGGACGGTACGCATCAAGCGGCCTGCTGCATCGAGGCGAGAGCACGCTGCACGGCCGGCGACGCCTTGAGCGCTTCAGCGCCGGTGGCTGCCGCGGTGGCGCCTTCGCCCATCGCGCGCATGGCGTTACCGCCACTCTCGACGCCGGCAAGCGTGGTCGCTGTCTGCTGCAACTGCTGGCTCTGCTCGGCGGCGGCCTTGCCGATCTCGCGGGCCAGCAGCATCTTGGCCGGTGCGCCGTAGACGTCCTGCGCCAGCTCGAGGATTTCGTCGGCGTCGATACGCGCCATGATGCCGGGCTTGAGCTGTTCCAGCGCGACGGCGATCTCGAGCGTGCGCTGGGCGCCGACGATCTGGCTGACCTTGCGCAGCCGGTCGAGCGGCGAGGTGAACTGCGGCGCCACGTCGACGCCGGCGAGGCTGTCGGGCATGGCGAGCGGCGAGCCCTGGGCGAAGGCGCCCTTGCGGCTGAGAATGCCGATCTCGCGGTCGACGTTGGCGCTGAGGCCTTCATTCAGGCTGATGCCGACCGGGCCGAGCATTTCGCCCTTTTCCTGGGCGCGCAGCATGGCCTCGGTGGCGGTCTCCGGGCCGGCGCCGGCATCAGAGACGAGAATTTGCCACAGGTTGAGGTAGAGCGCTTCGCGCACCGACGCGCGGCGCGGCTCCATGATGGCCGCCGCGAAGTCGGGGCGGGCGCCGGCGTTCAGCGGCGAGAAGAGCGGCCGGCCGTCGCCATTGACGAGGCCGGGGTTGACGGCGCCAGCGTTGAAGTTGATGCGGCCGAAGTTCTTGCCGATCGTGCCGAGCGGCGGGCGGAGCGCCATCTGGGCGGCCAGCAGCTCGTCGCGCGCCATCGCGTTGAGCGACTGGATTTCGGCGATGGCGTAGGCCACCGGGCCTTCGCTGTACGGGCGCTGGCCCTGGTTGCTCCAGGCGTAGCGGGTGAACGGGAAATCGTAGAAACCGCCCTCGCCGATCAGGTGCTTCTCGTCGGGCAGGAAGTACCAGCTCGCGAACTGGGCGCCGCGGACGCCCGTGAAGTTGCGCATCTCGTCACTGCGCGGCCGAACGGCGTGCATGACACGAATGCGCTCATGGCGCCGCTTCGGGTCGTTCGCCATCTCGATGACCTTGGAGCCTGCCTTGTCGCCGAACTCGGTGGCGATCTGGCTGGCCGTCCACAGGAACGGGCGGAACATGCGGTTGGGTCGACCGTTCGGGCCGACGCCGGGGTAGACTTCGGGCAGGGCGATGAACTGATAGGAGAACGGCGTGCGCTTGCCGTGCTCCTCCTTGATGTACTGCCAGCCGTCGCCAAAGGCGCACATCGACTTGATGGCGGCCTTGTGGCTCGGCCAAAAGCCGGAGTTGGGGTTGGCGCGCATCTTGAACAGATAGTCGCGCAGCCGCTCGAGGGCGATCTTCTCCTCGTGCGAGCTTGGCCCGGTGCGGAAGTCGTCGTCGCGATCGAGGTCGTGCCAGTTGTCGCTCTCCGGCGTCTTCAGGCTGACGAGACCGCTGGTCAGGCGATCGATCGCCCACAGGCTCGTCATGTCGTAAATGTCTTTGGAGCGCTCGGCGGCGACCGGCGCGCCGGTGACGGCGAGGATCGAACCGGCGCCGCCCTGCTGCACGAGGCTGTCGAACTGGTCAGTCTGCGGCAACACCCACGCGCTGATCTGGCGCCAGTAGCGCTCCCAGCGCGAGCGTCCGGTGGTGAGCTGATCGAACTCGTCGAGCAGGTCGTTAAGGATCGCCATCAGCCGAACTTCGCGAAGTTGCCGTACGACGCATCGCCGAGCGGTGTGGTCTTGATGTTGCCGAAGACGCCCATGCGCTTCTGCAAGAGCTGGCGCGACTGCTCGGCCAGCGAGATCGGGTCGGTCGAGGCGGTGACGCCCTCGCGGGTCGGCGCCGGTGCGGCGGCCTGGACACGAGGCATCGCGGTTTTACCACCAAGGCACATCTAGAAGCTCTCCTGCGGTACCTGCACGATCCCCTTGGCTGCGCTTATAGCGCGGTATGTGGATACCGTCCAGCGGTAGGTCACGAACAGCTCGCCGTTCTTGCCGTAGAGGTAGGGCTCGCCGCTGCGCTCGCCACCGAGGCCTTCCATCCAGCGGTGCGCCTCGTGGTGCGTGACGAGGCTGCGCGCCTCCATGTTATTGACGCCGGCCGCCAGCCGGGCGGGGATGTGCGTCGACAGCAGGAAGTCGTTGACGGTCGGCACGGCGCGCCGCATCGCCTCGGTGCCCATCGCCCAGGCCGACATGCTGCACACGGTCACGAGCGAGGTGCCGAACAGGGCGACGGGCTCGCCGCGGTCATAGGCAATGAAGCCCTCGCCGCCGAGGATCAGCCACTCGGCGAGCTGCGCCGTGGTGACGCGCTCGTCGAGCTGGCAGAAGATTTCCTCGCGGTCGAGCTGGCGCAGGTTGGCGGTGATCCAGCTCGCATCGCGCAGGGTGGCGGCGTGGATTTCGATCATCGGAAATCCTTCAGCGGGTCTTCGAGGGGCATGGCCGTGTTCATCTGCTCACGCATCGAGCGCTCGGTCTTGCCGTGCACGATGCGTTCGACGACGTCGGGCACGTAGCGGTAGCGCTCGGCGAGCGCCTGGTCGCGATACATCCATGCCATCAGCACGGCATCAGCCTCGTCGGTCGAGGAGCCCAGCCGCTTGCGCAGGTCGGGCTTGCCTTCGATCCGCAGCGTCTTGCCCTCGATGAAGAAGATCGGGGCGGTGAGCTGCGAGGTGAGGCGCGTGCTCGGCGGCAGAGCGATCTGGAACTGCGACTTCGGGTCGAGCGCCATGCGGAAGCCCCACCATAGCTCGGTGCGAATGTTGGCGAACTTGTAGCGCATGTCCTCGGTCCAGCCGGCGGACTTCTCGCTCGAGATGCACATCTCCGGCGTGATCTGGTGATGCGTCTCGAGCAGGTCGCGCGTCGAGCCAGCCCAGCCGCCGGTGCCGTCGAGGACGAGCAGCGCATTGTCGCGGCGGCGGTGCAGCAGCAGCGCCATGATCTCCTTGCCGGTCGGCGTCGCTCGGCCAGCCTGGGCGAAGGGCTCCTCGAAATAGTCGGTCTCGAGCAGCGAGGCGAGCACGGTCATATCCATGCCGCCTTGCGCCACGTCGCCGGCGAGGACGAGCTGACGCAGGTTGCGCACCTCGTTTGCACGCTGCCGATCGCGCCAGCGCTCATTGGCCTCGAGCACCCACTGCGTCGGGATCACCTGGAACGGGTGATCTTCTACCTTCAACGTGAAGGTGCCGTTGAGCAGCAGCGACTTCAGCGGCTCCGGCGTGGTCGAGAGCTTGGCCGCGTAGCCGGTGTTGCGCAGGTAGGCGTTGTCCTTCAGCAGCGATTTGACGAAGGTGCGCGAGATCGCCACAGCGACGCGCCCGCTGTTGACGTCCTCGTCGGTGTAGTCGGGCACCGGCTCGCCGGTCTCGTAGACGTAGCCGCCTGGGCCATCGACCCAGACGGTCACGTAGCGGTCGCCGTCGATCCGCATGTAGCACCAGCGCAGCTCGCCGGGCTTGGCCGGGTTCTCGTGCGTCTCCTCGAGCCACGGGGCGAACCACTCCTTGAGCCAGGCGCCCGTGCCGGTGTCGGTGATCTGCCCGCTCTCGTCGACTTCGGGGATGGGCGGATTGGTGGCGAACACGATGCGCTTGCGCTGGCCCTCCTTGGTCGAGCGCAGCCACTGGCACACGAAGATGACCTTGGCCTCCTCGAGCTGGGCGGCCTCGTCGAAGCCGTAGAGATCGTGCGCGTTACCCTGCCAGCTCTTCTCGCTGTTGGGCTTCTCAAGGTGTCCGAACTCGATGAAGCGTCCATCGCTGAGCTTCATCTTCTTGGTCGAGGCGTTCGTCTTGACGATGCGGCCGGCGGCCACCGCCATCAGCCGGTTCCAGATCGTCTCCAAGTCCGTCGACTGGCGGCGGAAGATGACCGAGCGCTCGTGCATCGTGGTGGCGAGGCCGATCAGAAGGTCGGTCTTGCCACCGCCGGCAGCGCCGCCATAGAGCGTTTCATCGGCGAGGCTGTAGTAGGCGTCCGACTGGGGGCCTGGCTGCGGCAGCCACGAGCGTCCGAGCTGCGCGGCGGCGAGCTTCACCAGCTTGTCGCGGTCGGCTTGCGGCATCCCGCGAATGCGGGCCTCCATATCAGCGAGCAGATCAGTCACCGAAACCTCGCCTGCTGCACAGCGCGATACCTGTCCAGCTCCTTCTGCAAAGCCTTCTCCGTCTTTGCGATCAGCTTCATGCACCGCTTCCGGTAGCGCTCAGCTTTAGCGTACGGGCTCATGCGCGGAAAGCTCATGCTGCGTTGTCTCCGAACAGGTTCGCCTGGTCTGGCTCGCCCAGCTCGTGGCGCACCAGCAGGCGCACTGCGGCGAGTGCAGCCTTGGCACGCTTGGCGCCGTGGCCGCCGCCGAAGGCGATGGCGAGGCTGTTGCCGCCCAGGTCTTTCTGGTCGTCAAGGGCGCGGATGAACTCGGCGGCCAGCTTCGGCGTCGAGGGCTCAATGTCCAGAATGCTCATTGCGCGATCTTCTCCCCATCAGGCAGTGCGTAGCGCTCGCCGGGCACGATGGCGAGCACGGTTGCGTAGGTGGCGACCACCGGGCCGGTGTCTGGGAAGTCCTCCCAGGCGTTGCGCGGCTCGCTCAGGATGACGCCGTAGCGCTTCTCGATGCGCTCCCAGTATTCGTGGCAGCGGCGGCGCCACAGGTCGGTGAGCCCGTTGGTGAACGGTGCTCGCCAGGTGCGCGTGTAGAGCACGCCGGCCTTCATCTCGCCCTTGCGCGGTATCTCGAAGACCGGGCGGCCTGTGACGGTCGTGATCTCGGTCATTTGGGGGCGGCCTGGCTCAACACGCTGGCAGCGAGGCGGCGCACGTTCTCGACGTCGGTGTGGTCCAGAGCGCCGATGTCGAGATACTTGGAGGCCAGTGTCGCCAGTTCCGACGAGCTGGTCTTCGTGCCGTTGTCCGTTGCCGGGGGCAGCTCATCGAGAGATGCGGCGCTCAACGCCCCGCCGTATAGCTCCTCGGTGTGCCGCGTGACATCTGGCGCCGCCTGCTCCAGGCTCATCAGCTGGGCGCGCTCAACGCGCACCTGCTGCCGGGCTTCGTACTGCCCGGCCAGCTCCTCGCCCTCAGATGTCGAAGTCTTCGTCTTGCTCTTCATCGTCTTCGATCTCCTCGTATTCTTCATCGTCGTACGGCGCAGGATCGGGCACCGGCTCGGCGCCGGCCTGCTCGATCAGCGGGGCTGCATCGCCAGCCTCGCGCATCAAAGCTATAGCAGCAAGCGCCAGCTTGCGCACGTCCTGCTCTTCGGCGGGCAGCGCCGGCGTGTCGTCGACAGGCACGACGAGCTGGTGCTCGGTGCGATTGCGCCAGCGATCGGGCGCCTTGTTGAGCAGGTATAGCTGCTGGGCGCGCGGATCGGCGGGCAGGTGCTCGACGCGCTCGGTCACGGTGCCGTCTGCCTCAGTGGTCACGACACGTTTCACCGCTTTGCCTACCGCGCGGCCGTAGAGACTGGCCTCGACGCGGATCGCCGCGGCCTTGCTGTTGGTAACAGCCTCCCTAAAACCAGGAATGTCACGCACCCAGCGGTAGAACGTCGCCGAGGTGATGCCGAGGGCTTCACAGACTTCGGCGTCGGTCGCGCCAGCATTGAGCATACCTGCTGCCTCGGCCACCATATAAGGGTCGAAGTCGCTGGGGCGCCCTTGACGCTTAGGTGCGCTCTCGTCCTCGCTGCCTATCATGCGCCGTAGCTTGCGGCTGATGCCCGTAGGGACTGGCCGAGTGCGGCGATCGACTGCTTCTGTGCTCATGGTACCAACATACTCGCGGTTTGGGTTCGTTTCAACAAGGCGCTTGACAGGTACCGTCACGGTACCTATATGTCGGGCGTCGACGAGATCGACGAGCCACACGACAGGAGATCAAGATGGCCCTTTCCAAGAAGCACTTCGAGCGCATCGCTTCGGAGATCAGCGACGAACTCAACCGCATCAACGAGACTGACGCCCCCCAGCCAGTCGCGTGCTTGGGCTCGCAAAGCCCTGCACAGCGTCGCGATCAACCTGTGCTCTTTCTTCCGCGAGGAGAACCCCGCCTTCGACGGGCAGCGCTTCCTCAAAGCCTGCGGCTTCTGAGCCGTGACCCTCGACCACCTGCGCGAGATCGCGCTCATCGAAATCAGCCGCACACAAAGGACTAACCTAATGGACTTCTCTTCATGGCCGATCATCAACGTCGACGGGTATTTCCGGTACGTGAACCACGACCTGAAGCTCGTCACCACCGGCTTCTCCGTTCCCGGAGCGCTAGAGCGCAACGCGGACATCATCCGGCACGACCCCGTGTCAGTCGAGACGATGTCCAAGAGGTACCGCGACATGTTCAACACTGACAAGGACCGCTGAACCATGACGATCATCGACACCCGCCTGACCCACGACGGCCACATCCGCATCGCGCGCCATGACGGCATCGGCGTCGTCGTGATGAACACCATCACCGGCGAGCAGTTCACCGCCGAGGCGCAGTACACCCTCGGCCGGGTCGTCAGCCAGGCCGAGCGCTACGAACAACTCGGGCGCGACGCGGCCACCGCATACTGGGAGCTGAAGGACGATTTCATCGACTGATCGTCGCATCGCTGCACCCGTCGAGGCCGCCCCATCGGGCGGCCTTTTTCGTTGACGTCCCTCGTCCCTCGACTTTCTAAAATATCCAGTAAAAATTGGATAACGTTCATCTATATGAATATTTGTTCATCTATCTATCTCCTCAGCTATTTTATATCTCTTTGAGGGACGAGGGACGATGTTTCTAAAAACCCTTGTAAATCAAACACATCGCTCGTCCCTTGACGCGACCCCCCGCGAGGGACGAGGGACGCGGTCGAGGGACGTAAAAGTCTACCTGCGCAGTCAGGTACGTCCCTCGTCCCTCGCAAACGTCCCTCGCTCAGCCGTTTTTCTCCGAGCGAGGGACGTTTTTGCTAGAACGCATTTGAAATCAAACACTTGACCTTTTTGAAGGGTCAAAAACCCCTAATTCTGGGTGTTATCGACTGCGAGGCCGAGCTTCGTGCCGAAGTGCACGATCGACGTTCTGCCGCCGTTGCGCAGCACTTCCGCACGGTAGGCTGGAGTGCCGATTACGGCGCGCCAGCGCGCCGCCGTCTTGTCGGTGCGGGCATAGACCGTCCACTTCTCGCCATCGACCTTGATGACGCCGCCAGTGGCGTCGCGATCCGCGCCGACGCGATACAGCCGCTTGGCGATCATGCGGCGCAGCGCTGCCTGCCACCGATCGGGCAGCACCAACATGTCGTCCTCGTTCTTCAGGCGGGTGATCTCGCGCTCGATCTGCGGCGGGGCCAGCAGCTCGCCGGGCAGCTCCGCGATGACCTGGTCGAAGGCGCGATCGAGATCGCTGCGCGACAGCTCGCTCATGTTGCGCTTGGTCTCCGTCATCGGCGGCGGAGCGAAGGCGTCGAAGTCGCTCAGGTCGACGTCGTCCAGATATGCGGCGAAGGCGCCGATATTCTCCGGCACCTCGAGCCAGTCGTTGATCGCCTCCCAGAACTCAGGCTCGCGCTTGCCGCCGTTCTTGAGCACGACGAAGCGCCGGTCGTCAGGCGGCAGCGGGAGGGCGTCGGGGTTGTTGGTGGCGATGATGTAGCTGGCGCACACCAGCGACCGATAGGCCCGCACGCCCTTGGCGATGATCGTCCGCTCCTGGGCGCGTGGGTCGACGATCTCCTTCAGCCGCTCATAGGTGTCGTGCTTGGTCCTGAAGGTCGAGCCGTTGTCAGCCGTCGAACTCTCGTTGACCAAGACGACGAGACTGTCGGCCTGCCACTCGGTATACTGCGACTGGTAAGTGCGGCCGGCGAAGTGGTCGAAGCCGATCGTTGCCACGTAGCGCGTGCCGAACAGGCGCCGCATCAGCTCGCCCAGCGTGCCGCGGCCGGTGCCGAAGTCGCGCGCCACCATCAGCACGGCGGGACCAGGCACCTCCGGGTGCAACCATTTGTGCGCCAGCCACTGCGTGAAGTAGCGCCGTTCCTCGGCGTCGGGCAGGAGCTGGGCGATCAGCGCCAGCCCGCCATCGGGCGTTCCGCCTGTCGGGTGCACCTGCGGGGAGGAGACGTTGATGTAGAGCTTGCCGTGCTCGGTGAAGGTCGGGCGCGGCATGTCGGGGCGCAGGCGCAGCCCCTCGACCGTCACGCGCTCCTTGGACGCGCTCCACAGGTCGACGGGGTTGATCTTCTTCTCGCCCCCGCGCGGACCGATCTCGACGCCGCACCAGGGCAGCATCGCCGTCCTGAAGGCGCTGAGCACCATGCCCTCGTCCGTCCCCGTCGCCCAGATCGGCACGACTGAGAGCTGCTGGTTGGGGCAGTAGGCGTGGCTCTGCACCAGCTTGGCGGCGACGATCATGTGGTCGTCGTCGCCCGACAGCTTCGCTCGCCGCTTGGTCTTGCGTTCCTCCTCCTGCTCAGCCAGCCGGCGGAGCTTGGCGGCGATGGCATCGACGTCGAGCTGCCGCTCGATGGCGTCCTCGGGGCTGGCGTCGGCGGGCATGTGCGTCACGCCCGATGCGCTGTCCCAGATCGTCAGCTCGCCACTGTGCGAGCGCCCGACGAGGCAGCGCGTCAAGGAGTGCCCGCGGCCGGGCTCCAGCCATGAGGCCGAGACGCGCAAGCCTTCCTCACCTGCCCGATCGCGCAGCTCGGCGAGCGTGACGCCCACCTCCTCGCGATTGGTCTCGAAGACCATCTCGTCATTGAGATCGTAGACCCTAACCGCCTCGCTCTCGCCCGACTGCGAACGGAGCACCTGCTCGAAGCCGAGCCCCCGGAGCGTCGCCTCGGCGATCTCGGCGATCTTGAAGAAGTCGGCCTTGGTCAGCTCAGGCAGGTCGGCGAGCGGGGTGTCGATCGGGGAGCCCGCCGCCCACTCGTAGGCGACCACCACCTCGCCGGCCTGGTTGCGCGTGTGCGCGCCGAAGGCGCCGAACTGGCGCGGGCTCCCTCCGCCAAAGATTTCCACGCAGTGGGCGGTGTGGACGTCGGGGTCGTTCTTGCCCGGCGACCAGAACCTGAAGGTGTGGATGCGCCCGAAGGTTTCCGCCGTACGACAGAACCACGCTTCCTTGCTGCCCTTGCCGTAGCGCACCAACGCACCGAGGAGTTGGGGGAAGGCCGCCTCGATCGCCTCGGCGACGGCGCGCATCCCTTCATCGTCCTCGATGTCGAGATCAATCACGGCGAGGCCGTTCTCGATCCTGATGCCGGTGTCCTGAAAGCGCGAATTGCGCCTGGCCCAGCGCTCGAGGCGCGCTTCGTCGACTTCGACCTTCGGCCACCCCTCGAGGTAGCAGGCCTTGCCGACGTTCGGCAGCGGGGTGTAGCCGTTCGCCAGTAGTTGCGCGCGCAGCTCTGTTACGCTAGATGTTGTGTCGGGCATGACGCGCCCTCCCTCGTTGCTGAAAAACTGATAAGCCCCCGGCCGTTACCGGGGGCTCTTTTCTATTCGGTATCTCGCCGAGCCGCCAGTGCCCGCCGCTTCTGGTTCTGGAGATGCGTCACCAGCTCGAGATGGTCGGGGTTGACGCAGCCCCGGTTGCGGCACAGGTGATCGAGCTGCTTCCGGCCGGGAATGAAGCCGTTGTAGTGCGTCCACACGACCAGATGCACGGCGACGGTTTGACCGTCTAGGCTCATGCGCGGGTAGCTGTGCCCGCGCCCCTTCTTCTGTCCTTGGTAGCCGGCGCCACTGGTCGGGCCGGTCCACACCCAGCAAGGCCCCTCAGCCTCGGCGCATGGCTCGAGCCGCACACGAGCGAGCACCTTCTCGATGATCTTCTCGCGCCGGCTCACGGTGACGGCTCCGTCAGCGCCTTGTCGATCAGCTCGCGCAGCAGCGACGACAGCGTCACGCCCCGCTGGGCGGCCAGCTCACGCACTTTGTCGGCCGTGCGCTGCTCGACGCGCACCGTCAGCACGTCGCTGGCGTGCCGCGCGAGGTTGGCGCGGGGCGGCAGGCCGAGCCGAGCCGCGGTGTCGCGCACGGTCGTCGGCGAGCAGCCCAGCTTCCACGCAATGAACTTCAGCGTCGCGCCCTCGGTCCACGTGCGGGTGAACTCGGAGACCTGCGCCTTCGCCACCGCGTGGACGTGGTCGGGCGCCTCGCGCTCGCGCGCCGAGATCGGGCGCCGCTCGCGCGGCGGGTTCTTCGGGGTGCGCCCCTCGAAGCGACCGAGCGCCCCGCTGACGCCGTTCTTCGTGGTGCCGAGCGCGGCAGCCGCCTCGGTGTAGGAAAGGCCGAGGCTGCGCACCTCACGGTACGCAGCCTCCCCACGCTCGCGCGCGGTCATGTCAGCCCAGGCTTTCATTCGGCGAGGCCGACGACGTCGTCGAGTTGCACCCAGTAGAGCGGGCGCGCAACCGCGCCGCTTGTCCACGGGAGCAAGCCGAGCTGCACTGTCGCTGGTAATCCATCCGGGCTATTGAACCCGACGACTTCCCATGCGCGTTTGTGGTCGAGATCGATGAGCCCGCTATGTGCACCCTCGCGGATGCGCACGATCGAGCCGCGCTCTAGCACCAGCTCTTCGGCTGGCGCCGGCCCGGTGGCGGCGAGCCGATCCTCGGCTGAGGCTAGCCGCGCGGCGAGCGCTTCGGCATCAGTCGGCTTGCGCAAATATTGATCCAACGCCTCCTTGTACTCAGGAGATAGCTCCTGGTTGGTGAGGCTTCTGATCTCCGCTTGCAGCGCCGCGTTCTCCTTCTGGAGCGTCGCACGATCGCGGCGCTGGTCGACCAGCTCGAGCAGCGTGCGGCGCATCGTCGTGTAGATAGGCGAGCGATTTAGGGCGAAGTGCAGCTCTCTGTCGCTGAGCGGGGTGTAGGCCTCGCGCTCAGTCGCCTGGCCGCTGTTGGGATCGTCACTCATATTCGTCACTCCTCTATGGATGGGTCTTTGGTGTAGTACCAGTTGGACGTCACCTCGACGGCCAGTGGCAGGTCTGCACGCCACGCCGGGCGGTGCAGCATCGCGTCGCCCAGTATTTCGCGGGCGTGGACTACTGAGCCTTCGTCGTCAAAGGTCTCGGTGACGATCTCGTCGTGCGTGTGGCCGACGACAGGCATCAGGTCAACCCACGAAGGCTTGCTGTCGAGCAGCACCAGCGTCTCGCGCATGATCGAGCCCGCCGTCGCCTGCGTGATGTTCTCGGCGAGCTTGCCGTACCACAGCGCCGACCAGCCGAAGGCCTTGCGGTACCATAGCGCGGTGACGTCCTTCTCCTCGCCGGTCTCCTTGTCCTTCACCCGCCGGGTGCGGACGTGGCAGTCGGGATAGGTCAGCAGTCGGCCGCACGGCAGGGCGCAGAACAACGTGCCGCCGAGATAGGTTGGATCGAAGATGTAGGCGACACGCCCGGCCGGATAGATCGTGCCGGGGTCGCGGCAGGCCATCAGGGCGGCGCCCCACAAGCCGGTGGCCTGCGTCACGTCGCCGTGCTCGTTGGTCCTGAAGGCACCCCAGAACTCCTTCGCCCAAGGGTTGCGATCGCGCCAGCTCGTCACCAGTGCTTTCGATGCGTCCTCGTCGAAGTAGACGCCGTAGTTCACGGCCATCTTCTGCAAGGCACCGACGCCACCGCCGAAGCCGAGCGACAGCACCGGCACCTTGCCGTGCGACTGGCGCTCGTCCTTCGTCACCTCGGCAGGCGGCTTGTGCAGCAGCTCGCCGGCAGTGATCTTGTAGATGTCGGGCAGCGACGGATCGGCGTCGTTGGTCCTGAAGATGTCGAGCACCTTCTCGGCGCCGGGGCTGGCAGCGAGCCACGGCAGCACGCGCGCCTCGATCGCCGACCAGTCGCCCCATACGAAGGTCTTGCCCTTGTCGGCGATGAAGGCCGGGCGGATCGTCATGCCGAGCGTCTTGCCGATCGGGCCGTACTCGGCGAGGCGATCGAGGAAGGCGTCGTCGAGCTGGGTCATTTGCCGATCGCCTCCTGCGCAAGTCGGTTTATCAGCCGCAGCGCGCTGACCAAGGCCTTCACCTGCTCCTCCGGGCTGAGCGGGCGCACACCGTTGGGGTGCTGCCCGCCCAGGTTCGCGAGCGCGTCGGGCGCGCTCTGGAAGGCGATGGCCTTCAGCGCCTCTTCGTACACCTGCTGTTTCATATGTGTGACCCTCCAATATGGTACTTGCCGCAGTGCGGGCAGTGGTAGACGGCGAGCCCGCCGCGCTTGTGCTTGATCGACTTCTTGGCGACGCGATAGGCCTGCGCGCCGTTGGGGTAGGGGAACTTGCCGTCGCACTGGGCGGCCGAGGGCGTAGGACCGTGCATAGCCCCGCTGCTGATCCTCTTCTTGCGGCCCATCAGTTCATCGCCTCCTCGGCGGGCGTGCCCCAGGCTGCCGCGATGACGCCGGTGGCGTAGCTCAGCACCCGGCTGTCGACATGCGCCGCCATAGCGAGGCGCAGCTCGACGATGGCAGCGTCGTCGAGCAGCCCCGCTTCGTCAGCGACGATCATGGCGTTGCCGACGATACCCCACATGGCGGCCTCCATGAAGATCGCGTGGATGCACTCGCCGGCATTGATCCGGGTCTGCACCTCGGCGAGCACCTTGTCGAGCGCTTCGCGCAGGGAGGTGCAGCCGCAGCCGACGTCAGCGGGCAGGGGGTTCTCAAAGGTCTTGGTCATTACTCGATCTCCTCCATTGTCTCTTCACAGTCGCCGCACACCAGGTTGGCGCCGGGCTTCGCCCAGGCGTTTGCCTCGCACACCGGGCAGGTGTATTTGGTCTTCGACTTCGTCTTCACCTTGGCGCGCTTGGCCTGCTGCGCGCTGAAGGCACGCTCGGCATAGGGGAGGGTGAGGCCAGCGGCCAGCAGCTCCTTGCACGCCACGTCGAAAGGGCCGCCCTCGACGATCTCGTGCGTCACCTTGTTGCCGGTCTCCTTGCCGGGCTGGTCGAGCGACTTCGGTTGAAGGCCGACGCGCTTCATCATCGCGCCCCACTCGGCGTTGTGGTAGGCGCCCTTGCCGGGCTTGCCGAACTCGGTCTGCTCGAGATGGCACATCTCATGCACCAGCGTCGACAGCACGTCGCGCTCGGTGCGGGTGCCCATCGTCGAGGGGTTGAGCGCGATCTCATGGAGCGAGGTGATCTCGCCGTCGCTCCGCTTGCCGAAGCGCTCCGGCCAGAAGTAGCCGTTGGCGTTCTTCTTGCGGTGCAGCAGGATGATCGCGTGGGGCAGGCGCCCCTCGAAGAGCTGCTTGTTGAAGGTGTCGAAGGCGCGCTGGAGCGCTTCACCGACATGCGCAGTCGGCGCGAGAGCCGAGGCGTCGGCAACGGCAGTGATCTTCAGACGTGGCATTCAGGTTCTCCTCAGTGGTAGGTCGCGAAGGCACACTAGGTACCTTCGCGGTACCTGTCAATAGCCTTTGGGGAAGCGACGGATCGGGTGCAGGTCGCTGCAGTAGTCGCCATAGTCGCGGTCGGCGACGGGCGAGAAGTCCTCGAAGCTGTCACCGGGATGGGTCGGCGGCAGCGGCGGCAGGCGCGTGCGCGGCAGCGGGCGGCTGGGCTCACGCTCGCGCTGCCCGTGCGGGTAGCCGAGCAGGTAGCCGGCGCAGAGGCCGATGCCGAAGGCGGAGGCGGTCAGCAATACGACGAGTGCGGTGTCCATCAGATGGTCTCCTCAAACCGGCCGTCTTCAAACTCCTCGCGGGGCCGAACCCACAGCTCCGAGGTGTCGTCAACGCTGCGGTAGATGGCGACCTCGCGCATGTCGACCGAAGCGCCTACCGGCTCGCCTTCAACCAGTTCCTGGTCTTCGGAAAGGTCGCGCCAGTCCTCGGCCTGCATCTTGCCGAAGCCGATCAGCTCGTACTCGGTGCCGCGTTTCTTGTGTCGGTAGATTTTCATCAGTCAATCTCCAGGGTGTTGATAAGGTCGATCACTTCAACCTCACGGCCAGGATGCGCCTTGTCCGTTAAGGAAGCCCTAATCAGGTTGTGAATTTGCACGCCGACCGACGAGAAGCGGCCGGTCTGCTGCGCGCCATTGAAGCGATACTGCCCGCGCAGGCGCCCCTCGTCGTGGTGGTCGACGATCTTACCGAACTTGGCGGGCGTCGCCGACGCGCCGAAGCTGCGCGCCTCGGCGATCTGGAGCAGGTCGAACTCCTCGTCCGACAGCCCGACGCGCTCGTCGAGATCGGCGAAGTAGGTGATGTAGCGGTCGAGGCGATCGGCCGCCACCGACAGCTTGGCCGGCACCAGCGCGTCTTCCTCGTCGGTCTCGTCGTCATCCTTCCAGGTCTTGACCAGCGCGTCGCGCGCTTCGGGGCTGGGGCAGTTGTCGTAGAGCCAGTTGGCGATGCGCTCGCGCTGCGTTGGCGCGGTGATCTTGCCGCCGGTCAGCGCCTTGAGCTGGAGCCCAAGGCGCCGCTTGTTGGCGACGGCGATCATGTCGGCGCGGTAGCAGAAGTCGACGTCGACGCCCATGCCGCGGTCGTTGATCCGCTCGCTGGTCCAGTATTCCTCCCACTCCTTGCGGGGTAGGGGGCGGGTCGCTTTGAACACGGCGCGCAGCTCGTCGATGTCCTGTGCGCCGTACGACTTGAAGCGCGCCCATTCCATCGGGTGCGTCTCAGGGGTGGCGCCGGGCTCGCCAACCCAGCGCTTGTCCATGTCCTGCCCGTACAAGAACGAAGGCGCGGTGTGCCACCCATCGGCGCCGGTGAACAGCCCGATCAGGTTCTTGCCGTCCTGCTGCTTGCCGTGGCGCCCGACGAAGCGCGAGGCGCCCTCGAGGCTGTTGGGGGTGTTTGACGCCATGCCTTGCGCCGCGGCGTCGATCGCCATCTCCGGCTTGATCTCGCAGCCGTCGATGGTGTTGAGCATCAGCCGGTCGAAGGTCATGTTCCAGGCGACGTACCACGCCTCGCCGCGCTGCGCCCGCCGGTGGAAAGCGAGCAGGTCGTCGGGCACCGAGCCCGGTATCCACAGAAACTTGCGGGTGATGTCGAAGTCGGGGAAGGCGGAGACCGTCACCGGCCCGTCGCCGATCGCGTGCTGGATCATCGTGACGCGAGCGCCGCGCCGATAGCGGTAGGCGCCGCAGTCGACGACGCTCTCGTCGGGCGTGCCGCGCGTGTGCGGCAGCGCCTTGGTCTCGGTGTCGATGAAGCAGTAGTCGTTGATGTCGTCGGACAGGGTGCTCACGGGGCGCGCTCCCGCATCTTGAACTCGACGCCACGATAAGTGAAGCCGTCAGACTTGATGCGTGCTAGCGCGCTCATGTCGTTGTTGCGGTTAAGGTCCACCCATAGCTCGTGCCACAATTGCCGGAAGGCACCGGGGTTGAGCAGCATAGTGTGTACGCTGGGCTCGCTCGTCGAACGGTTCAGGGTGTCTAGGGCGGCGTCTACGCCGGGACGCAAGCGCATGTGTGATCTCCTCTAGATCGGCTCAGGAAGACCGGCGCCCGTGGGCGCCGGTCTCTGCAAAGCCGACCTGGCTTAGCCGCGACGGCGGCGGCGAACCTCGCCACCCTGCGCGGCGGCAGGCGCGGCTTCTGCTGGCTTGTCCTCCTCGAAGGGGGCGTCGTCCTCGACTTCCGGCTCAGGTGCCGGCGCCGGAGCGGCAGCCGCACCACGGCGGCGAGCCTGCGGCACTTCAGCCGCAGCCTGCTTCGGCTCTTCCTTCGGAGCCTCGGCAGCGGCCGGGGCAGCGTCGGCGACGCCGTCCATGCCCATCCACTCGACGATGTCAAGGACCGGGAAGTAGGTCTTGCCGTACTGCTTGTGGACATAGCTGTCGGACTTCAGCTCGACGACGGCAACGGGGTTGTCCGCGTCTTCGTCGAGGTGAGACATCAGCTTGCCGACGAACTCGAGCGAGGCCCGGAGGCCGCCCGTCGAGCTGGTCTTGAACAGCACCTGCTCGCCCTCGTCCTCGCCATCGAGGCAGTAGAGGTTGAAGCTCAGGCAGTCCGCCCAGGGGTGGCCGTAGTCGGGCAGCGAGCCCTTATCCGGCTTGGCCGAGAACATGGAGACCATCTCTTCGCCCAGCAGCTCAGGGGTGTCCTTGCTGCCCTGCGGGATGACCTTCCAGCAGATGAAGCCGTGCTGGAGCGAGAGCGGGTTGATCGCCCACTTCGAGCCAGCCTCGACTTCGAGGTTTTCCGCACCGAAAATCCACTTGCCATCACGGCCGAGGCGCATGATGGGCTCGCCGCCCTTGGTCTTGGTCGTCGCCTTGACGTTGGCGAGACCGGCCTTGAGGTTCCGAAGGGAGGCAATGGCACCACCGGCGGCGGTGTTAGCAACGTTCGTGCTCATAGTCGTCTTTCCTTTTTCCTGTTTGGTAGTCTGCGCGCTGGGGAGACGCGCCCCTCACAACGGCTATTCGCCGTCGATCTCTTTGCGTTGGATGCTGAAGCTCGGCATCTTGATCTTGCCGCGCTTTGTGGCTCCGCTCGCCAGCATGTTGGCGACAGCCTGCATCTGCTTCATGGATGCGAAGCCGCCGGCGGCGGTCTGCTTCTTACGCTGCGCACCACGATCCCGCCGCTTTTGCTCTTGGTCGATCAGGTCCAGCGCGGCGTCGAAGCTGACGCTCCCGCCGCCGAGCTGCCCTAAACCGCCACCGTTCTGGCGGAAAGTCGCGGACAGGTTTGGCGATGGCCTTCCCTGTTGGCGGATGCGCAGGTGCCGCATCACGCAACTCCTATCTGCTTCAGCTTCGCCGCGATCTGCTCGACCGCCGCTGCCGATGTCTGGAACTCCGGCCGCGGATCATCGCTCTCGGCGATGGTCGCACCCGACGAGACGCCAGGCTGCACGTACTTCTCGAGCAGCACAAGCCCCTTCTCGTCGCCCTTCGCCTTCAGCAGCTTGCGCGCCACGGCGGGGGTGACACTGTCCCAGGGCTTCCGGCGCTCGTCGGTGTCGAGCCCGCGGCGGCCGAGGAACTTGTCGGTCGCGTCGCGGTCCTCGAACTTGTCGTGCCCAGCCTTCTTCGGCACCAGCTTGTAGCCGGGGATGCGACCGCCGGCCTCCATGAAGGTGTAGGCCTGCTTCGCTGCTTCGGTCAGGTAGGGCTCGACGATCTTGCCGAGATCGAGCATCAGGCCGAGGGCTTCGGCGTAGTCCAGCTTGGCGACACTGGTCGTCGCGATCTGGCCGTCGCTTCCCAGCTCAACGGTGGCAGCGGTTTGTGCGGCAGCCGGCTGTGTGGCAGCGCCTCGCAGCCCGCTCAGCTTCTCCGCTAGCCGGGCCAGCCCGACCGGGCTGTCGGCCCGCAGCGGGCACTGCGACTGGCAGGCGGCGAACTTGCACCACTTGCCCAGCTTGTAGGTCGCACTGCCGCTCAGCGCCTCGCCGACTGCCTCGACGAGATCGAGCTTGAAGTCTTCCAGCTCGGTGATCGAGGAGGTGTAGGTCGACAGCTCGTCGCGCACGCGCGGCTGGCAGATGACCAGCTCGACGGGCCACAGTGGGTTGCCGCTGACGCTGTCGGCGATCTGGTCGTCGTTGAAGTATTCCGGGTGCGTGTGGCACGCGGCGACGGCGTAGTAGGTGAGCTGGTCGTTGCCGAAGGTCTGCGCCTTCTCGCCGAAGGCCGGCTCCGGCGTGTAGCTCGCGTCGACCGGCACGCCGGCGCCGAACTTCCAGTCCCAGACGATCGTACGCTTGGCCGTGCGGATCAGCACGTCGCAGGTGCCGAAGGCGTCGTCTATGTCGGGGAACTCGACGCGGCTCTCGACGCGCAGCAGGAACTCGTCGCCGTCCTCGGCCAGCACCTTGTCCAGATACTCGTTGAACTGGTGATAGGCCGGCAGCACGGCGTCGATCATGCGCTCGTAGTCGATGCCGTTCTCGGCGAAGATCGCGGCGATCTGTGCGACGGAGGTGACGGCGTTATCGTCGAGCACGTTCTCGAGCTGGACCAGATACTCCATGACGGAGTGCAGGGCCGTGCCCTCGTCGGCGTAGCTCGACGACTTGTTGAGGCTGCCGCGTAGCTCCTCGGCCTGCTGGCGCTGCACCTCGGCAGCTTCAGGCGGCATGTTCAGCGCCGCAGCGATCAGCTCGTCGGCGGCACCGTCGAGCTGGTCCTGCATGTTGGTCAGGATGGCGACACTGCCAGGGCAGTGCAGCACGCGGGAGGCGGTCGATCCGCCGACGATACGGGAATGAAGTTCAGGCACTGGTGTTCTCCTCTTTGAATTTGACCTGTTCTGCGATGCGGACCTGATACTCGGCGTACTCAAGCTGTCGTTTCAGGATGCGAACCTGCCGCTTGCGGCGCTCCTTGAAGGAGGCCAGCGCCTCCGCAGGGGTGCGGCTGGCCCACTGCCGGTTGGTCACGCCACCACCGGGTAGGAAAACCAGCTTGCCGTTGCAGAGCCTCGCGCCGGTTCGCGTCCAGCGCTTTACTTCGTACCAGCGCATCTCGAGCACGGGATCAGTGCTGCCATAAGTGTCAGTGTCGGGGTCGATGACATACGAGTAGGTCTTTGCCTCGCAGCGCCATAGGACTTCGACGCCTTCGGGTGGCGTAGAGTACGGGAACTGCACCTCGCGCTGCTTTGGCATCAGGAAGTCAACCGGGCTAGACATCGAACTCGTCCTCGCGCTCTTGCGCGGGCGGCGCTCGGCGCGAGCCGGCGACGTGGCCGTCCTTGACCTTGAAGGTCTCCTGGTTCGGATCGGGCAGGATCATCGGCGGCGCCTGGCGCGCGGCGTCCTTCATAGTCTGCGGCACCGGCGGTTCGCGCAGCGGGGCGGCGGGCTTGCCGCTGTAGTTCATCAGCGCCAGGCGCACGACGGATGACAGGTTCAGCTTCTGCTCGGTGGCGAGCGACTTCAGCAGCTCGAAGGTCTCGTCGTCCATGTGGATCGAGCGCTGCTTGCCTTTGGGCGGGGTCATGGTATCTCCTCTGGTACGCAAATCAGTGAGGAGTTCGTAGCATGGCCGAGCGTGAGATTGCAATAGAGGAGTACCTTCACGATACTGTTGCAGCTTTGGGCGGCTTCACGTATAAGCTGTCGGTACCAGGCGTGCGGGGCTACCCTGACCGCCTTGTCAAGCTGCCGAATGTCGACGCCTTCGTCGTCGAGCTGAAGCGCCCGAAGGGTGGCAGGCTCGCCGAACTTCAGGTCGTACGGCACAAGGAAATGAGAGACGTGGGCTGGCGGGTCTACGTGTGCAAGAACCGAGAGGAGATCGACGATGTCATCGAACGCGAGACGGGCCGAGCGGCGCCGTGAGCAGGACGCAGAATACGAGCGCGTGCAGCAGATCAGGGCGCGCGATGAGGCGCGCCGCGCTTCGTTGAGCACGCGCAGTTTGTTTGACGAAGCGACCGGCTTCACCGAGGAGCAGCAGGTCTTCTTCAGCCGCCTGCTTGATCTGTTCGACAAGCTCGGCCTCGACACCTACGAAAACTGATGCGCCAAAAGACCGACCTTCGCGCCGCCCAGCAGCGCACCGTCACCGCGCTCTACGAGGGCGTCTGGCAAGACCCAGGCGCCCCGTCGACCGGCACGGGCGCCGTGCTGCCGATGGGCGCCGGCAAGACCGCCTCGGCGCTCACCGCCTTCGAGGAGTTGCAGCGCGACGGCTTCGCCCGCGACATGTTCGTGCTCGCCCCCAAGCGCGTGGCGCAGCTCGTCTGGCGCGCCGAGGTGCGGCAGTGGGCGCACCTCCAGCGGCTCAAGGTCGTCTTCGTCGGCGGCTCCGCCGCAGCTCGAGCGGCGGCTTTGAAGCAGCCGGCCGACGTCTACTGCATCGGCATCGACAACGCTCAGTGGTTCGTCGAGTGGATGCAGTCGCAGAAGCAGGCGCGCTTTGCCAAGTCGGTGTTCTGCATCGACGAGATCAGCCGCTTCAAGAACCCGCGCGGCAAGCGCTTGCGCGCCCTCCGCCCGGTGCTGCCGTGGTTCCTCGCGCGCTGGGGGCTCACCGGCACGCCGCGCCCGAACGGCTACGAAGACCTGTTCGGCCCGATCCTGATCCTCACCGCCGGCCAGCTCTGGGGCAAGAGCTTCGACAAGTGGCGCCAGCAGCGTTTCTACCCGCTCGACTACCAAGGCTACAAATGGGCGATCCTGCCCGGCCAGTCTGAGCGGATCATCGAAGACGCCAACAAGGTGATGCTGACGATCGCTCCCGAAGACATGCCCGATCTGCCGGAGCTAAACGACGGGCCGGAGTTTATCGAGTGGGTCGACATGCCCGACGATCTGGTGCCGCGCTACAAGCTGATGATGAAGGAGCTGGTCGCCAAGCTGAAGTCGCGCGACAAGACCATCGCCGCGGCGAACCTGGCGGTCGCCGCCGGCAAGCTGTGCCAGCTCGTGCAGGGCTTCCTCTACGATGGCGAGGAGGGGCGCCACCGCGGCGTCGAGCGCTTCCATGACGTCAAGATGGAGCGCCTGCTCGAGATGATCGAAGAGGCTGGCGGCGAGCCGGTGATGATCGCCTACGAGTTTCAGGCCGATCTCGAGCGGCTGCAAGAGGACTTCCCCAGCCTCAAGTATCTCGGCGCCGGGGTGAAGGATCGCGAGGCCGAGGAGTTTGAGCGCGCGTGGAACCGGGGCGATCTTGAAGTCGCCGCCGTGCATCCGGCCAGCGCCGGCCACGGGCTCAACCTCCAGTTCGGCGGCGCGCAGCTCTTCCACTACGGGCTGACCTGGTCGGCCGAGCTGTACGACCAGCTCCTGAAACGCTTTCACCGGCCGGGGCAGCACCGCCCGGTCTGGTCTCGCCCGATCCTGATGCGTGGCCGTGACGGGCTCACTACGACGGACGAGATGAAGTACCAACGGGTGCATGACAAGATGGCCGACCAGGAGCTATTCCGGCGGCTGCTGAAGGAGGTTTGATTGAGGTACGATAAGACGGCCACGCGCGACGGCAAGGCGCTTCGCTTCCTGCCGACGTTCAGCTTCACCACGTCGGCGGGCGTGCTCGCTGCGATGATGCTGGGGGCGGTGTCCCTGGTGCTGCCACCGCTGCCGAGCGAGCCGGAAGGCCCGACGTCATCGCGCCGCCCGTCGCGTATCCAGCGCCACACTGGCGCCGGCGGGCGCGGGATGCACCGCGCCTGGAAGCACCAGCGCGCCAGCGGGAGGAGCTGATGGTTGACCTACAGGCTGCGGCCAACCTTACCGACGAGCGCAAGAAACAGCACGGCAACTGGGAGGATCAGGCGGGCACCGCCAACACTCTCAAGAACGCCGCGCGCACGCCGACGTGGCGCAACCTGAACTGTATGCAGCAGGAGGCGATCGACATGATCTTGACCAAGGTGAGCCGTATCGTGACCGGCGACCCCTCGCATGAAGATCACTGGGACGACATCGCTGGCTACGCCTACTTGGGCAAAGGCGGGCATGGTGCGTAGGCCCTTCTGGCGCAACCCCGTCTTCTGGATCGGCGCCGGGCTCATGCTCGGCGCTGTCGCCTACGCCTGGATCGGCGATCCGATGGCGCCGATGCAGCAGCTCTACTTCGGCGTCATACCGCCGGAGCTGGGCGCCGACGGTCGCTGCACCGGCTTCCCGAACGGGCTCGGCCGCTGGCAGTGGGGGCACTGCTGCGTCGAGCACGACGCCGGCGGCAGCGACGTCGATCTGTTCGGCTGTCTGCTGAAGGCGGTGCCTATCGCAGCCGGCCCGCTGGCGGCCTTCGGCGTCGGGCTGATGATGTCAGCCCGCCCGATCTACAACCAGCTCCAGCGCTGGGGGTGGGTGCGCTAGCGCTTGAGAAAGAAGTCGAGGATCGCGCCGCCCCAGTTGACGACCACGGTCGTCACGGCGGTCGCGAGCCCGGCACCGGCCAGTGCCGCCATCGACAGGAAGCCAACCCCCATCAGCTCCCACTTCTTGATCTTGTCGGTCTGCGGCTTCACGTCGTCTTTGACGATAACCGTGATCTCGGCGAGGTTGCGCGCCGTCGCGTCGGCGGCCTCACGCACCGCGAGGAGCGTGGCGTGCTGATCCTTGATCGCCTCCGCCGTCTCCTCGCGCTGCTCTTCGACCTTCTCGTGCAGGCGCCGGCGGCTCTCCTGGGTCTCGTGGACGAACTCTCGATGGTCGCGCTCGCTGCGATCGAGCCGACCGACCATAGCTTCAACGGTGCCGCTCAGCTTACCGAGGGTTTCCTTGATGTCCTGTAGGTCGCGTGCCATCGTCATCGGTCTACCCCGTGTGCCGTTAGGCGCCCGTTACTGCGGGCGCCGCGCGAAGATGTCCTTGAGCGACGGTCGCTTGGCGACCGCCGTCTCGGCCTTCTCCACCACAACGGTCTGGGCAGCCTTCGGAAGCTCCTTCATCGCGACCTTGTTACCGTCAGGCGTCACCACCTGTGGCTTCACAGTGGCGCGGAACGACATCACCTGGCTGAAGACCAGCACGCCGAGCGGCAGCACCGAGCCGAGTGTGATGTCCTGCCAGTGCCCGCTGAGCACCAACTGAATAGCGTCCTGCGCGGCGCGCGGCAGCGCGTTGTAGAGACCGATGATGCTGAGCAGGAACGTGCCGAGCCAGCCGCCCCAATCGAGAACGCGACGCCCGAGCCAGCCGAGCGCGACACTTGTAAAGATACCCATAGCGAATGCGCCTCCTTAGCGCAGGAAGAACCACCAGACGAGGAAGACGAGGATGGCGGAACCCATCGCCCCGAAGAGGAACGCCGCGGGGAAATCGCCGCTGTCGTCCTCGTCCGCCGGCACCGGCTCGCCGCCCGTGATGTCGAGCGGCGCCGTGACCGGCGTGCTCGGCGTAGCCGCGGCGCGCAGCGCCTTCTCGAAGACGAGCGCCGACTTGCCGATCAGCTCGGCCTTGTCGGCGCCGTTGATGACGCGACGCGCGTTGACGAACTCGCGCAGGTCTTCCGCGTCGTCCTCGTCGAGCCCGTCGATATAGTCGGGCAGCTTCTTGCCGGTGAAGGCGCCGAGCATCGAGCCCTCGACCAGCAACCGCACGGCGACGTCTTCGTCGAGCGCCAGCTCCGGGTGGCCGACCAGGTCGATGCCGAGGCGCTTGCCCCAGAACTCGTAGTTGCGGCGGCCGGTGATCTGCACCTTGCCACGACCGCGGAACTTGAAGCCGTCGCCCTTCTGGGTGTTGCCCAGGTCGGCGCGCCCTTCGTACTTTTCAAAGTAGTGACGCGGACCAAGCTCGATGACCGGCTGCATTGCGTCGCCGGTCTCGTGCTTTTCGGTCGCCAGTGCGTAGGCAAGGTTGTTGATGTTGGCGTCGCCATAGAGGGCGAAGCCGGCGATCGTGGTATTGATGCCGTCGACCTGTGACTGGGTCAGCTCGCCGCCGAAGTGCGGACGGATCAGATCGAAGAAGGGTTTGTTGCTCACGACAGTCTCCTCAGTATTTTATGCACACCAGCACGCTCGAATTGCGTGGCCTGTTCTCGGTACCTGAATTATTGGCGACTGTCACAGTGTGCGAGTGATCGCCGTTCGTCGTAGTTGTTAGCGTCTTCTCGGAACCGCTGGCGTCGAACCCGACGCTCGGCCGGAAATCGTTCGACGCGAAGGTCTGGTCGTTGTCGCCGTAGCGGCCTTGCTTCGGGCCGTAGGTGTGGCTGTGCGCGCCGGCATTGCCGGTCGACGCGGTGTGCGTGTGCGGCCCGATCATCTCGGTCTGCAAGGCGCCCTGTGCCGCCGCGTCACCCCCGGTGGCGCGCGTGAAGCGACCGTCGTTCCAAGTCGGCAGGTTGAATGTCGTCGAGCCGTTGCCGGCGCCGTAGGTTGTACCGATGACGGCGAACAATGCTGAGTAGGTGGAGCGGCTGACGGCCGAGCCGTCGCAAGCGAGGAAGTTCGCCGGCGCCGTCGGCCCGAAGTGCTCCAGCTTGGCGCCGACCGGCCATAGGTAGTTCAGCAGCGCCGACAGATCGCCAGCGTTGGCGGCGGCCACCTCGGCGCGATCGGCGCTGTCGGACGCAGCAGCGGCCTGCGCCAGCGCTTCGGCTTCGGAGGCTTCGGCGGCCGCCGCCGCTGCTTCGGCGGCGGCCTGCGCGGCGAGCGCTGCGGTCAGCGGTTCGGTGTCGGGGTCGTTGGTCGTGTTCTCGAGGCTGAAGACGCCAGTCTCCTGGTCCTGCACCCAGACGAGCGCGCGCCGATCCTCCGGCAGTGGCAGCTCGACGCTGATGTCGCCATCGGCGATGTCGACTGGCAGCCGCAGCGCGCGGGCAGCGTGCGAGCCGAGCGCCTGCAAGCGGCGCGTCAGCGCGTCGAGCGCGGCCTCGTAGATGCGACCGAGCACGCCACCGCTCGAGATGTCCGTACCTTGGTTGCGCGGCGGGTCGTGCTCGACAGTGAAGGTCTCGTAGAGATCGGCGTCGATCGTGTCCTGTTCGATCAGGACGTCGACGCCGGCGATCTCGTCGAGGTTGCCAGTGTCGCCGACGCCGTCCAGCGTGTAGTCGACACCGATCTGGAGCAGCACGTTGTCGCCATATACCTTGACGTGGCTCGCCTCTTCCGCATTGGCGGCGAGGTTGAGCGGGTTGGCGAAGCCGCTCGCGGCAACCGTATTGCGCTGGCTGACGACAGTCTCAGTCATGTGCGGCCTCGCGCGTCGACATACCCGAAAGTACGAATATAAAGCGTCCCAGACGCGCCGGAGCTATTCACACGATACCTGATCTGGCCCGATGTATTTGTCCGCACGTTTATTGCTGTAACCAGCCGCGAGGTAGTATCAGGGTCAAAACCAAAATTCATGTTACTTGCGCTAGGTGCAGTATCAGTGACGAACAGCGGCGTGACCAACCCTTCACCCGCAACAGAGCTAGTGTCTACGCCCACCGTCAAGTTTGCGTTAACTGCCACCCCGACAGGGACAGATAGGGTAGCGGCTACGGCCGAAGTCCCAGGGTTAGCCTGGCTGACGTCGAGGATCGGGGCCTTCCATGTGAACACGTCGCCGCTTTGATCGTAGGCGCGGATCGCGCCGCTCGTGCGCACGATCGAGGCGATGCGGCAGAAGTAGACGTAGCCCGTTGGGAGTGTGGGCGCCGTTGCCGACAGGCTGGCGAGGATATCCGTCGCGCCGGTCGCTGGGTTTTGGATAAGGAAGAGGTGCCAGGTGGCGTTGCTGATCGAGCCGGTGTCGCGCATTCCCTGGTTGGTGCCGGCAGCCCAGTTAGCGTCGAGCTGCTTGGTGAGTGCGCTGGTCAGCTTCATCAGCCGCACGCCGGTGCTGTCGACGCAAGTGCCCGGCTGGATGTCGATGTCGTTTGTCGCGTCGCTGCCGTTAGCGGTGCCCAGCCCGCGAATGACACCTGTCGGCAACAGGTCCGTCACCGGCGCGTAAGCCGGCGCGGCAGTCAGCGGGTTGTAGGACAGGTAGCTCAGCACCGACGGGTTGGTGACTGCTGCCAGCGCGGTGAGCTGCGCAGCCAGCGGCTGCTTGGTATCCATCTCGGCGCCGAGCGACGTCAGCGCGGCGTAGATGACGACGATGTCGGCGACCGCGTCGTCCAGATCGACGGTGATCTCGGCGAGGGCTGCCTGCACATTGGTTGCGCTTACCGACCCGACGGGGGTGAAGCCTACCGCGGTGGCGACGACAGCCTCGGCGAAGCCGAGCGAGCCCGGCGGCAGCGCCACGAGGTTGCCGTCCTCGTCGAAGCCGAGCGCATAGCCCGACACGGGGATAACGACCTGGTCGCCCTCGATGTCCACAGGCACCTTGAGGGCGCGATCGACGCGAGAGGCGAGTGCCTGTAGCCGGCGGTTCTGCTG